TGTGCGGACTGTAAATCCGTTCCTTCGGGCAGTCTAGGATCGTTACCTAGAACAACCACCAAATTGCGGGTAAGCTAGATGGAATAGACTCTGGCCTTCCAAGTCAGATGTGGGATTTCGACCATCCCTACCCGCTCCATTAACTAAGAGGTCATTATGACATCAAGAGTAACAGTTGAGGCAATATGCCCCAGTGACAAAGTATTAAGAGTAGTTTTATTAGACAACGGTGTTGTAGACACTGAAGATTTTCTACAAAATGGGGATGTTGAGGTTTATATAATCCACGATGCCCTTGAATTATTTACCCGAGAACAAACCAAAAACTGATAGGAGTTAGTCATGGCCGTATCACAGTATGAATTAGATCGTAGAGCACGAGTAAAAGCCCGCGCAGATAAAAAAGCAACGGGTAAGAAAACAGTTAAACCTAAAGCACCTGTTTCATTAACTCCCGCCCAGCAAGAGCAGAAAGATATTGATGCTTATCGATCAGGGACTAAAAAAGGAAAAGATACCCGTACATTAGAGAGTTTAACTCGCTATGGCAAACCAGATTCTACCGCTACATCAGGTGGTTCTAAAGCTGTACGTAAGATTGATCCTACATTCAAGGGTAAGACTACACCAGTCAGACAAGGTGAAAATGCTTTGGTTGATAAACTGCGTCGGAAACCTTTCAAATATCTTAAATAATTATTGAGCCACTACGGGGTACGCTGACGCTACCCCCTTGTGGCTATACTTGTACTATACCTCCCCTTAATGCTATAATGGTTTCTTTTACACGGAGGCCCATTATGCCTACACTTCCAGCTACTACATACAGCAACCTACAACGACGAACAACTGACTATTGAGCAGTTTCAGCGCGTTTTACCTAAAGGTGTTAAAACCAAGATTACTCCGGATATGGTTGATTCCATTAATCAGGTAATAAGTGATCCAGGTATCCGGGATAACTACCGTGATAATTTACTGAGTTATACCAATGTGATGCAAGATGGTAAGTATAAGATTCAGTCTTATATTGATGCTGTGCGTTATGTATCCCACAAACTTATGGGCAGTTCTAATGTGGAAGCCTATACCAAAACATTCCCTATTCGATATCAACGTGTGGTTACTGAGAATAAACATCTCGAGCCTGAAGCAATTGGTAAGATCTTATCCAGCTATGTAGCTGCGTATAATAAGACTAAACTGGTTGTTAAAGTATTTGAACAGACACTGGTTCCAAGTCATATTCTAAATGCCGATCTATATCAGAAAGCTCTTAATCGCCAGGCATACCTAATGATTCACGCTACCAGTGAGAAAGTGCAGTCAGACTCTGCTAATTCACTTTTGACCCATCTTAAGATGCCTGAAGTTAATAAGATTGAATTAGATATTGGCCTCAAACAAGATAAGTCACTCGATATGTTACGAGCAGCTACAGTAGAATTGGCTAAGCAACAACGTAATGCCATCGTAGCGGGTGATAAGACCGCTCATGACATTGCACAAAGTGAAATAGTTGTTGAAGCTGAGTTTGAGGAAGTACCAAGTGAATAATGAACTAGAAGATGACGAAAATGTTATCTATAGGACGGTAACTTCTTACCTTAATGAAATTAGTTATGAAGTGGATCCTGATTATGTACCAAGTGAGTTTGCCTTGGAGTTCGTCAACTTCATTAAGCTGGTAGATGGTGGAGAATCTGAGAATAAGACTCCGGTTGTCCATTATCATATGGTTGATGGTTTTGTGGAGGATGACGAAGAAGGTTTAGATTTAATAAACATGTGTCATCGTGGTATTGCTAAGTCCACACTAAAAGAGTACCTAATTCTATATATTGGAGTTTATGGTCGTTTACCTATATTTGGTAAAGTTCCTTATGCACTATATGTCTCTGATAGTATTGAGAATGGTGTTAAGAAGATGCGTAAAGCATTAGAGTACCGGTGGTGGAATTCAGAATTTCTGCAAGAGTACATACCGAGAACAAAATTTACTGATATACGTTGGGAATTTATCAATAAGGTTGATAGTTCCTTCGTAGTATCTGGATATGGTGCAAAGACCGGTGTTCGTGGTACTCGTGAGAATGGTAGCCGGCCTGTATTAGCGCTATTAGATGATTTAATCAGTGATGAGGATGCACGGTCTCCTACTGTAATTGCCAGTGTTGAAGATACGGTGACAAAAGCACTTGAATTCGCTATGCATCCAACACGAAGTAAGACAATATGGAGTGGTACCCCCTTTAACGCTCGAGATCCATTGTATAAAGCAGTTGAATCTGGTGCCTGGCGTGTAAATGTATACCCGGTATGTGAGAAGTTTCCATGTACCCGGGAAGAGTTCCGTGGATCCTGGGAAGATCGATTCGATTATGACTATGTACTGAAGAAATATAAGAAAGCAATGCGCCAAGGTAAATTAGCCTCCTTCAATCAGGAGTTAATGTTACGTATTATGAGTGATGAGGACCGGTTGATCCAGGATTCTGATATCATGTGGTATACACGTCGTAATTTGATCAAGAATCGTCACTTATTCAACTTCTACATCACTACTGACTTCGCAACTAGCGATAAAACCGCTGCTGATTACAGTGTTATCTCTGTATGGGCCTTAAATAACAAAGGGGACTGGTATTGGGTCGACGGTATTGTCAAAAAGCAACTTATGGACAAGAATGTTGATGATTTATTCAGATTGGCTCAAATGTATAGGCCAATGGCTGTTGGTGTAGAGGTATCTGGCCAACAAGGTGGGTTCATACCCTGGATTACCGAGAAAATGATTGAAAAGAACATCTATTTCAACTTAGCATCGGATAATAATGGCAAGAGACCTGGTATTCGCCCAAGCACGCAGAAAATTGAGCGCTTTAACCTAATGGTACCAATGTTTAAGACACATCAGATGTGGTTTCCTGAGGAATTGAAGATGGATCCACGTATTGTAGAATTTATGGAAGAATTAACCTTAGTAACGCCGGCTGAGTTCAAATCAAAGCATGATGATTGCTGCGATACTATATCAATGTTGGCTTCGCTGACTACATTTAAACCAGCAGAAGAGGAACTATCACACATCAATGACCCTATGTGGGATGATGATGTACGAGAGGACCCTTCTGACCTGGAATCATATCTAGTATAGTTTTGGAAAGAAGTGTATACTAGAGCCTTAACTATATAGGAACCTAGTATGCGCTTATCCAAGATATTCGAGCACCTTACCCATAACACCTTAGCCAATCTTTCAATTGGTAATGATGACATCGGTGAGGTTTCCCCCGACAAATACCCTAGACTTATTACTCTGGTAAATGCAGGCTTAATCGATTTATATACTCGATTTGCTTTGCGTTCCCGGGATATTACTGTTCAACTCTCTGATGGACAGAATATTTATCCATTAACCTCTGATTTTGCTGAAAGCAATTTAGAGTCAGTTGAAACAAAATATATTCTTGATGCCACTACTGTTTATAAGTTTACTGACAATATCATCAGTATTGACGATATTTATAATGAAATTGGTCAACGTATTCCATTAAACGACTTACATGTTGATTCTTCAATATTCACACCATCTCCTTCCGTATTACAGGTACCATATGCTAATCGTGAGAACGTGATTGCTGTTGTGTACCGTGCACTTCCTGATAATATTGGTATTGATATTCTTGACCCAAGTATAGTAGAAGTTGAATTACCTTATCACTTCTTAGAAGCATTGACTTCATTTGTTGCTTGGAAGATGTATACACCTATTGATGGTGCCGAGAACCCAAGGGGTCTGGTACATCAAGGTAACTACCTGAATGCTATTGGTGTGATTGAACGTACTAACACCGGTATTGAAGATACTTTCACTAATACACGATTTGAGGAAAGCGGATGGCTTTAAGACCACAGACTCATACCCCAGGTAATGAAGTCCAAAAACATATTAATACAGCATATGATACTGTACGTGAGGTAGCTCTTAACTTAGCTGCTATTCTACGTGTTAGTGATCCTAGCTCATTATCAGAGATTACAATAGTATCTAATAACATAGTGAGTGTGAATACTGTTGCAGATGATATACAGTCTGGTAAGTTAGATGCAGCGATTGCAGCTGCCTTATCTACTGCTGCAGATCTAGTAGTTAGTAATGCAAATACTGCACAAACAATCAGTGATGCTGCTACCACTACTGAAGATGCTATTGCAACTGCTGCTGACAAAATTGCGACAAATGCTGATGCCATAGCTACCGGTTTAGATGCTACCCAAACTGCACTTGATGTAATAGCAGTGGCGGATATCTTTGACCAATTCCAGGATAACTATTTAGGTGCTTTGGCTTCAGATCCTACTACAGATTTAGATGGTGATCCATTAGTTGCTGGTACTGTATATTGGAATACCACTGACAGTGAATTAAAATTTTATAATGGTACTGTATGGGAAGCCCCAGAAACTTCAGCAAGTACAAGTGCAGCTAATGCCCTTATCTCTGAACTGGCTGCTGCAGCATCATTACTTGAATTCCAGGCTATTTACCTTGGACCTAAAGCCTCAGAACCTACTGTAGATAATGAAGGAGATCCCTTAATTGTTGGAGCTCTGTATTTTGATACAGGACTTAACCAACTGAAAGTCTATGATGGAGCTGCATGGGGATTTGCTACATCTCTTCCAGGTATTGTATCCAATGCTGATGCAACCGCTATTACCATTGGTAGTGATGAGAAGGTCTCATTTGCTGATGATATTATCCTTCCTGATACAAAGAAATTAATTCTTGGTACCGGTAATGACTTACAACTTTATCATTCTAGTGTACACAGTTATATTGATAATTGGAAAGGTTCATTTATCCTACAACAAAAAGTTAATAGTGGGGTTATGCATCTTAAAACTCCTAATTCAGGTGGAACGCCAAAAGATTGTATTATTATGGGTGGGGATACTCCTGCTGTAAGACTCTATTATAATGGTGATGAGAGTTTGGCCACTGTTAATTTAGGTGTCCGCATCCCTGATGGCCATAGTTTCTTTGCTGGTGACAGTAATGATTTAACAATGTATCATAGTGGT